GATTCAGAAGCAGAGCGCAGTCACAATTCCTGACGATATGAGTGTTGAGCTTTTGGAGACTATTCGTCAGGGTGATGTCGGTTACAAGATGGCTGTCGAGCATCACAATCGGATGATCTCTAAGGCTATTTTGAATAACACGTTGGTCACTGACGATGGCGGTTCTGGCATCGGTTCTTTTGCGTTGGCGAAAGTCCACTTGTCGATTTTGCAGATGTGTTTGAAGTCTCTCAAGCAGGATTTGGAAGAGTCTGTTGTCCGTGAGCAGATTCTTAGGCCGATGGTGGCTTACAACTTCGGCCCCGATGTTCCCGTGCCGTATTTCAGCCTTGGGCCTTTGGAAGAGAGAGAGATTGAACCGTTGAGTCGTGCCGCGAAGAATCTTGTGGATGCTGGTATTGTTGCGGCTGATGATCCGTGGTTTAAGGAATTCCTTGGTATTGAGGGGTCTGCTCCGGCTCCTAGCAAGCCGTCTGCTGATCCGGTTGTGTCTCGGACTCGTGTCGATGGTGACACGAATGACGGAAAGGTTCAGGTGGGATAAATGGCCACGTCGATAACTCACGAGGATATAAAGCCGCGAATGGGCATTCCTCTTGCGACTACGACCTATGACACTGAGCTTGATACCGTTTGCACTGCGGTCGCTGCTGGTGTTGATGCTTCCGTGGCGTCGGCGTTTCTGACTTCGTCGGCGGCTTATGTGAAAGAGGCTGCTATCCAGATTGCGACTGGGACTGCTGTTCTCGGAATGATGAATCGTCCCGGCTATGCCGAGGCTGTGCAAGCTACGGGTTTGACGGTTGCCGGTCTTAACAAAGATGGGGCTGTTGATCTTATCAAAGTCGGTTGGTCAATGCTCCAGCCTTATAGTGTTCACGGTAACGCTGATTCGTTGGCTCTGGTTGCTGAGGCGTCCTTGCGGAAGCTTCTCGCGGAAGCTCGTGATGATAATGTCGCCGCACAGGTAGCTTCAGAGCTTTTGAAGTCGCAGAATGAGGCGGCGAAACTCGGCTCCGAGAAGTTGCTTATCGATGCCCAAGAGTTGAAGACTGACGCAGAAAAACTGCTTGTCGATTCCCAGGAATTGAAAGTTGATGCTGAGACGGCGTTACTGGTCAAAGAGGCTCTTACTGAGATTCAACAAGCCCTCAAGGTTGCCGCTGATGCGGCTTTGTCAACGTCGCTTGCTGCGGAGTCGGATGCACGCACAGCGTTGAAGACTCGTGAGGCGACTGCTATTGATCTTGCGCTTACACGGGCGTCTGATTCCGGTGAAACTGACATTGATACAGAACTCACGTTTGGTGTTGATGCATCGGAGTATACATTGTGAGCTTAATTACTGACCGTTTTGATGCGTCCATTGTGAAACTTGGCGAGACCATTTCGTGGACTATGCTTAATGGGTCTGCGATTGGTCAGCCGTTCAGTCACCCTGCTATCTGTAGGCCGCTTACGAGTAGTGAAGCATCTACGTTCCTTGACGATGTTGAACGGATGTCTATTTCGCACCCTGGGTTGTATATGACTGTAAAAAGTTCGTTGTCTGTCATCGCCAATGACACGTTCGGGCGTGACGGGCGCAGTTATACCGTTCTGCGGGTTTTTTCTAATAAAAATGGAAGTGATGTTGTTACAAAGACTGTCATTGCTCTTGCGTAGGAGGTTTTTATGCTTGCTGAACCAACTCAAATTAGGGATATTAAGCGTCTTAAAGCTTCGTTTCGCCAAAAGGTCAATGATATTGTTGCGGCCTTGAAGCACGAGGGTTACAATCCGATTGTCATTGAGACGTTTCGCACTGTGACTCGTCAAAAATGGCTCCTAGCAAATGACCGAACTTGGGTCAAGCATTCCAAACATCAAGATGGCCTTGCCGCTGATATTGCGTTTGTCGATTTGCAAGGTAAGTGTATTTGGTGGAAAAATTATTCTGGTTGGGTTCGTCTCGCACATTATGCTCGTGCGGCTGGTTGTATTGCCGGTCACGATTGGAAAGTGCGCGATTGCCCCCATGTAGAGGAGGCTTGATTTGTCTGACTTGGGTAGTGCCGTTGCCGCCGGTGTTGGCGGTATGGTTGGTATGGCTGGTGCATTGGGTTATGGTTTCAAACTTCTTGTCGATGTCGTTTCTAAACAACTTGGTTTCCAGAATGATGTTATCACTGATCTTAAGAAAGATATTGGCGACAAGCTTGACATCCATATGGATGAATGCAAAAAAGACCGTGATATGTGTGCTTGTTTTCAGAAAGGCGGTAAGTGATGGATTATATAGAGCGTGATGCGAAGCTTTTTGAAGCTGCTGAATATAAAGAGCGTGGAATCAATTTTACAGAAGCCGACCTCGATGCGGTTATTTCGCATTTCGGCTCCCCCGTTCCTATCAAGGTTCAGCACGGCGATTCCCCGCTCACTGGTATGGGTCAAGTTGTTCGCGTTTGGCGTAATGGTCGTGACTTGATGGGTCGCATTAAGTTTCTCAAGGCTGCTTGGGAGCTTATCGAGCATATGGGCGCGAAGCGTCTTTCTGTTGGTTTCGATTATCGGCAACGGATAATTCAAGAAGTTTCCATTGTTCGGAATCCAAGGGTATTGACAGCGCAGGTATTTGGTGATACTCTTGACGAAACTGATGGGCTTATAGTTATTTCGTCTGAGTTTTCTGTTGAATCTAAAGGGGGTGTCAGGATGGCTGACGTTGATGTTTCTGCTCTGCTTGCAGCTGAGCGTGAAAAAGGGAAGGCCGAGGGTCGTGCTGAAGTTGAAGCACA